TAATAAATGACACCAAACAAGATGATCTACGTGCGTAAAGAAAATGTTGAACGAATGGCGATGCAAGAATCTGATTTTCTAGCGTTAGAAATGTACATGCAAAATCTTTATAAAGAGATGAAGGGGTTCAAGAAAAAATCGAAGCAGATCGCGAAGATGGCAGATGCGTTAGCCAAAGATTTAGAGACTGATAAGTCCAAGAAGCAAGCGATGAAACTAAAGGATGAGACAAAAGAGTTATTTGGTGATATAGCCGGTATTCTTGGTAACGATACTCCGTCTCCTCGATTTTCCCTCAAACGTTCATCTTCGTACAAGAAGAGTCCATCTAAATCCCCCAAGAAGGCGAAATCGATTTAAAGATAAAAGTAATATTATTATTATACGGGCATGGAACAGGTGTACGCAAACCAAATTCAATTTGGTTTGCTTTCAGCTGAAGCTTTACGGAAAATAACCGTATTGAAGGTGGAAACAAATGATTTATATGAAAAGGGTGTACCAAAGCCTGGAGGATTATGTGATTTGCGTTTAGGAACAACCGACCGTCAATTCAAATGCCAGACGTGTAATGGAGATATTCTTACATGTCCTGGACATTTTGGACATATTGATCTTATTGCGCCTGTGTATCATATTAGTTTTATGAAAACTGTTATCAAGGTGTTACAATCTGTTTGTATTGAATGTTCGAGAGTTTTGATTGTGCAACCCTGTCAAATGAAAAGAGATGATAAGCGATTTAAATATTTATACGAAAAATGCAAGAAATGTTTCACTTGTCCTCATTGTGAAGCACCGCAACCAAAATATTCTTTTGATGCGTACAAGATTTACATGGAAAGAGAAGAAGAAAAAAATGTTGTAAGTGCTAAACAAGGGTTGTATATTCTCAAACGCATGACTGATGAAGATGTAGAATACTTAGGATTTGATCCTGTACACGGACACCCAAAATCTATGATTCTCAGTGTCATCCCGGTGAGCCCACCACAAGTAAGACCAAGTATTGTTATGGATACCTCTCTGAGAAGTCAAGATGATTTGACACATAAGTTGTCGGAGATTATTCGTTCAAATCAAAATCTCGCAAAGCATCTGGAGGGAAATTCATCCGAAAATACTACTCAGGAATTTCTAAATTTATTGCAATTCCATGTGAATACGCTCATTGATAATGAAATTCCGGGACAGCCACAGGCAACACAAAGAACCGGTAGACCCATCAAAGCCATTTGTCAGCGCTTGAAGGCAAAGGGGGGACGTATTCGTGGTAATTTGATGGGTAAGCGTGTGAACTTTTCTGCGCGGAGTGTGATCACAGCTGAACCAAACATCGATCTCGATGAACTTGGTGTGCCAGTAGAAATTGCAGCAAATATGACTATTCCTGAAACTGTGACAAGCTTTAATAGACATATACTCGACAAGTATATAGAACAAGGACCGAATATTACAGAAGTTGATCAAGTCGGCGCAAAGTATGTCATCCGAAAGGATGGTACTAAATGCGATCTTCGATTCAAAAATAGCAACTTTATTTTGCGAGTAGGTGATGTGGTGGAGCGCACCATGAAAACTGGTGACACCGTTGTGTTCAATCGACAACCGACATTGCATAAAATGTCGATGATGGCACATAAAGTCGTAGTTATGAAACATAAGACATTTCGGTTAAATCTCTCTGCGACCACACCGTACAACGCAGACTTCGATAAACACTCTGTCGAAAACAAGGGGCGTTAAAAGCGTGTTACCCCTTAGTGAGCATATAGGCTTGCGAAACACCTTGATGAAAACCATAATCTTCATGATTATGGCTCGGGAAACTCCTTAGAGCCCGCGACTACCACCTCACGATGGAAACATTTTGAGGGAACACGGTTAATAGCCGTACCCAATGGTAATAATGTCGTGGGATTGGACAATCCGCAGCGTTACTAGCTAAGTCCGAGCCATTTACGGCGTGACAGGATATGCTAGGCGTTCAGAGACTGAACGGGTGTTGGTGATCGATGAAGGTCTAGTCAACCAGAGATTGCTTAAGATACAGTCCGACCTGCGGGGAAACTCGTGGGAATCGTCGGGAGACGAAATGAACCTTCACTTACCCCAATCTTTAGCAGCTACAGCAGAATTGAAGGAACTCATGGCTGTGTCGAATAACATCGTGTCAGCTCAGGCAAATAAACCAGTCATTGGTATCGTACAGGACTCGTTGTTGGCTGCGTGGAAAATGACGGGTAAGGATGTATTTTTGACACGGGAACAGGCTACAAACATTGTATTGAACGGAAAAGGAAGAATCAATAACAAGAAGCTTCCTCCTCCATCAATCTTGAAGCCTACGAAATTATGGTCTGGTAAACAAATATTTGCGCTACTTCTCCCTGGAACATTCTATTTTAATCGGAAATCATCTTGGTGTTCCGAAGATAATGAGAAGGGTTTTGCGTTTGATGATGGAGAGGTTATTGTTAGATCTGGGGAAATTATGAGTGGACAATTTTGTAAAAAATCACTGGGAGCGAGCGAAGCAGGTGTCATTCATCGATTATGGCTAGAGTACTCTCCAGAGACAGCCAAAAACTTCATTTCTTCGCTACAATTTATAGTGAATTACTTTATTCAAAATCATGGGTTTAGTATCGGGGCGGGTGATACATTTATTGATAAGGATGCACGGGACCTTGTACGTCAATCCATCGATGATAATATTACAAAGGTGAAGCAGATTCTGCATGTGAGTAAAGGGAATGAAAACAAAGAATTATTCGAAAAGAAAATCAACCAAATCTTGAACAACGCCATGGCACAATCTGGTAAGTTTGTACAAGACAAAATGACAATTAAAAACAACATCCACGCGACAGTAACTGCTGGGTCAAAAGGCTCTGCCATTAACCTGAGTCAAATCATGGCGTGTGTAGGTCAGCAAAATGTAAACGGTAAACGTATTATTGAGGGGTATATCGATCGTCCGCTGCCACATTTCGAAAAGAATGATCAATCACCAGAAGCACGTGGTTTCGTAAAACATTCCTATTTGGATGGTCTTGAAGCGCACGAGTTTTTCTATCACGCGATGGGTGGTCGAGAAGGTGTTATTGATACTGCTGTAAAAACGAGTGATACAGGATATATCCAACGGCGGTTGGTGAAGGCAATGGAGGATCTTATGGTAGAACATGATTTGTCTATTAGGAATTCTTCAAAAGATATCGTACAGTTTACCTATGGTGATGATGGTTATGATGGATCAATGCTTATTACACAAAATGTATACAACGATACACCATCACCACACGCGTGTGTGGAGGAAAAGGCGTTCAAGCGGACGACAAGTCTTACGAGTGTAAAGAGCCCACTATTGATTGATATATTATGCGAACGATTCAAATCAATGAAACCTACAACATTGACACATGAAGATGTGTACAAAAGGGTTGATAGATTTGTGAAAGAAGTACGTCCAAAGAGCTGTGTTATCCGAGAACAAATATATATGGGTATGTCATCTAAACGAATCATTGACGTGTATAAGATACAACCAGAAGCGTTCGAAGAGATGCTTGATATGATATATCACCAGCACAATAAGGCGAATGTGTGTAAAGGTGATATGACAGGTATTATTGCGGCTCAGTCGATGGGAGAGGTTGTGACACAATTATGTCTGAACACATTCCATAGCGCTGGTATTAGCGCAAAGAATGTGACGCTTGGTGTGCCTCGGTTCAAGGAATTGATTAACGTTGCAAAGAATATCAAAAGCCCTATGATGACTCTTCCGCTGAAAGAAGAATACTCGTCGTATGAAAATATTGATTTCATCGCACAGAAATTGGAGTATGCGAATATCGGTTGTTTGATCTCTAGAAAGTATATGTCAAATAAGCGCATGCCTTTTACTCAAGAGTACCTTCATCTTCCATTTGAGCAGCAGATACCGGAGTATTACGAAAAGAGCATTGTCTTTCATTTTGATATGGATGCATTGAAAAGGAGTGGAAAAACATTGTATGACATTTACAATAAACTTTTCAAGAATTATGAGGATACAGTAATTCCGATTTATAACCATGAAAATGACGAACCGATAATGGAAATTCTTGTGGTGAATGAACCGGATAAGAATGATATACAGATTGATGATAGGTACGTATTCATTTTGATGAATAAAATTATGAGTAAGATGTCGCTTGACGGAGATGTGGATATTAAAAAGACATTTGTTCGCAGAGACGATGAGACAAATGATTGGATTATCGAAACAGACGGTTTGAACTTGGATTTCATATTCACAATGGATTATTTCAAACATGATAAATGCGTTACAAATCATGTGGCGTATGTATACGAACACTTTGGAATCGAAGCGGCTAGAAATGTGTTGTTACAAGAGATTACAAATGTGATCGAATTCGATGGGAGCTATGTGAACCGAAGACATTTCTATATTTTGGTAGATACAATGACACACAAAGGTGACATCATGCCCATTACAAGACACGGGATTAACAAAGCAAACACAGGTCCGCTCATGAGATGTTCGTTTGAGGAAACGATGGACATCCTCACAGATGCTGGTATTTATTCTGAAAAGGATAACTTGAATGGTGTGACTGAGAATATCATAATGGGAAAATTGGCACCAATCGGTTCGGGTTCATGTGATGTAATATTCAAACCTCCTGAAATGGATATGATTCTAGAAGAGCAACAATTTGAACCAGCGTCACCAGAACCATCCGATGGACAATATACAGATGCTTACTTTGATGAAAGTATCATAGGAGAAAAAATGAACATCGACGACGATGGGTCAATGTGTACAGATACTTGGTTTAATGATAATCATAGTGTTACAACGGAAACATATTTTCCTATGTAGGTACATTAAGAAGTCGTTTAGCATCTGCGTTAAATAATAAAGTATTTTGACCATAACCTTTTGTAATTTGAATAAGACTCGCCCCTTGTTTAATTAAATCATAACCGGTTTTTACTTGTAAAAAGACAAGCGCAGCCATTGCACTTACAAGCAAATTTTTGGCACCTTCTACAAGTATTTGTGAAGAAGATTTAAAGCCACACGCAGATGCCATGAAATCGGTTACTCTGTGTTTTGTGTTTCCGGATGGGTCTAATCCAAAGTCGACGAGTTGACGCGTGAAATCCTGTTGTTTATCAATCATCACTGCGCCAACCGCTGGTAACAGACTTATCACGAAGGCTTTTGGTAATTTTATGGATCCACCGCTGTGTATGATTTGATACATGAACGTAAACGCGAACGGGGTGACAAATTGCGTGATTCTTAAAAATTGAGTGATGCTGAGCATTCCAGAATCGATTATGGTGGTGAACATGAGTATATATCGTTCCCTTACAATGTTGATAAGGAGGTACACATCATTTTCGCTCATATGTACTTTAAGTTGGTATAGTTTGAATATGATACAGACTATGAGAATATTGAGCACACACAGACGTGCGAGTTCGTACATAGTACCCTTAAATGTACTTGATTTTTCTGGATATTGAACATTTACGCGTAAATTGTGTTGTGTTATGAGAGTCGTGATGAGTTTACCCGTGTCATCATTTGTATTCTTTAGGTACACTTCCATTAATCTATAAAATAGTAAGGATTTGATAAAGAAAATAATAATCAATTTTCCGCGTTACACAGAGGGCAACGCGATTCTTTTTGTAGCCAATCGCGAATACATTGTGGTTTGTATATATGCCCACAAGAAAGCTTTGATACAGTTTCATCTTCTTCAAACGATTCTATGCATATGGGGCATGTCGCTTCATCAGTATTTTTGTCAAATTGTGTGTCTGTAATGACTCTGAATTGTTGTATTTCAGGAATAACTCTAATCATTCGTATGTTGTTTTCGATTCTATATTTTCTCCCTTGTATATACAAGCAAAATATTATAAAACTGAATAAGAAGATGACAACCGTCATACCAATCCTATATACGACTACGATTTTTTGGAGTTCCATTTCTGGTTCTTGTAATCCTATGTATGATGGATAGTCGCTATTTGCGTCGCGTCCTATATCACTTAAAATGAAAGTTGATGGTATTTTGCACGTTCCTTTATTTGGGAAATGACCGTTGAATACGATGCCTGTCATATTATTATATTCACCGTACGTATGATAGGCATCAATGACGTCGTTCGTGCACATTCCACTTGGGCAGTCCACGTACATTATACCACGAGAAATGGGCTGTAGTGGTGTGCACAGACGCCCTTTGTATAGTGATTCATTGAAGCAATTCTTTACCCATAATGGCATTATGTCGGGTACTATGATTTCGTTTGTATCTTCATATGCATATGCATTCATTCGATCATATGAGAAATATGCATCGGCACATCTGACAAACGCGAGAAGCAATATAAGCCGCATTATATATAGTATACGCATGTATATTTTAAATTCAAACAGATGAGGCGTAAAAATAAAACGATATTCTTTTTATCCACATAATACATGAATGCGGAACAATTGGGATATAAAATCAATGATTCAAAGGTGGATGAATCTGATGGGACGGATACAGAATCGTTGAAAGATGAGAGAGAAGAATATCCATCAGACGAAGAGTTGAAACATGGATATGCTTTTATTCAGAAGAAGCGACACAAGAGGGTGTCGTCAAAAAAAGTATTATTGGTAAAGGAGGATTATGTCTCAGAATGATCGTATTTTTTAGTTTTAGCTTTTTTGTACCATTTATCCCATGCTTTATTCATATCAAGATCATAACATGTCGAGATATGAAAAAGGTGATGAAAGAGATTAATAATATTATCTTCAATATTTTGATTTTTCCGTAATTGAATGGAAAGTGCTTTCAAATCTTCACTGATTGTGAACCAGCATATTTTTTCCGTAAAGCGGGGTGTTTCAATGGTTTTGAAACTCATATAACTACTACTAAGTGATATTTTAAGTACTTAACTTAGATTTGATATATTTGTGAAGGAGTTTATTATGAGTATCGAGGGATGCTTTGAGTTCCATGATAGCATCGGCAACATTGACACCATTTTCGGTAACAAAAAAGTTACTCAAGAGCTGACCGAAATCCATTTGGGGTTCGAAGTCAGATTCTTCACTTCCGTCGTCTTCATCGTCGGTGTCAACTAATTCATTGGAGTCGTCGTCTACATGTTCTTCTTTAAGCACGTCAGTAATTTCTTCTTCCTTGATAGATTCACAGTCTTCGGCGATTGTGACAGATTTAGTCATTTTTACAGTACTTGCGATATTATAAAGATATATCAAACGCAAAAAATATATCCGTATATAATACAATGGACATTGATTTAAAAAAGGAAACAAAGCGTATCGCATCTGATACCATCAACTCTACTATAATGTCTATACAAATTGGATTCACCCTTGCTACAGCACTTGCATTCAATGAGTACATCAAGAAATTACTCGCATCATCTATGAACAAGCAGGGTGCCAACGGATACCTTAAGTACGCCCTTACTGTCGCGCTTGTATCAGGTATTGTCCTTAGCATTACAAACCGATATGTACGCCCTCGCATGAAGATTGAAGAGAAGATTATGAAAGAAATAGCTTAAAATAATGAATAGTGTTTATTATAAATGGAAGTATTAGACAAATACGTCAATACAAAAACACTTGTCCAACAACAACTCGCGTCATTTGATGACTTTATTTATAATTCTCTACAGTCCATCATTGACGAAGTTGGACATGTAGCTAACGATACACATGAAATACGATTTGGCAAGGTTCATATTTCACGTGTGTCAGTCTCAGAACTTGATGGCACAACGCACATCGTATATCCAGACGAAGTGAGGTTGAGAAATTTGAGTTATTCTAGTAGTTTATTTGTAGATATTACGCTTATACAGGACGATAAAAAGCGTGTGTTTGAAAAATGTTTTATGGGAAAGGTTCCGATGATGGTGGGATCGAAGTATTGCAACACACAACTTGCACCACAAGACGCCAAAGAATGTGAATTAGATCCAGGTGGATATTTTATCGTCAATGGAAACGAAAAAGTATTAATCAGTCAGGAGAAGATGAACAATAATCGAGTATATGTATTTCATAAGAATACCACAAAGTATAGTACATCCGCAGAATTGCGTTCGCTTCAAGAAGGAGATACTAAAAGTACCAGCACAATTGTGATGAATGTGAGTGTTCCAAATGCGGATCTCGAGCAATATGTACGCATCAATATACCATTCATGCGATGTGAGCTGTGTGTATTTGTGATATTTCATGTTTATGGGTATGAGGAAATCGGAGATTTTATTGATCATTTTGAGAATGAACAATTTGAGTACATCTTGTTTCCTGCATTGCAAGAATACAAGAATATTGTTGAAAAATTTGATGTCTTTGAATATGTCAACAAACGTCTCGTCCATAGTGCTAAACCAGGCGAAGAAAAACAACATATTACGTCATTGTTTGATAGGCAATTTTTACCTCACATAGGAACTGATGATTCTGATGATACAAGACACAAAAAGGTTTCTCTTCTCGGGTACATGATTGAACAGTTAATTCAGACAAATTTAGGATGGCGCAGCGAAGATGATCGCGACCATTACAAAAATAAGAGAATTGACACTGCGGGGTTCTTGATGGCTGGATTATTCAGACAACTTATGAAGAAAATGTTGAAAGATATGAAAGGTTCGCTCATAAAAACAACAGAAACAAACATTGTGAATATTTCAAATTTGATGAAAACAAAATATATCACAAATGGATTCAAATATTCATTGGCTACAGGTAATTGGGGGTCTGGAAATAATACAATGAATATGCGCACAGGTGTATCTCAAGTTCTCAATAGACATTCATACATAAGTACATTATCACATCTTCGCAGAATTAATTCACCGATTGGTAAAGATGGAAAGCTCACTACACCGAGACATTTGCACGGTTCTCATGCGTTCAGAATTTGCCCATGCGAAACACCAGAGGGTGCTGCGTGTGGATTGGTTAAAAACATTGCGTTAACTACACACATTTCTATTGGCCAATCTTCGCGATCTATAAAAGAAATAATCAAAAGTTTGGATATCATCGATATCAAAGGTACACATAGGATTTTCGTAAACGGGTATTTGATGGGATCGTGTGACGATGAGAGTACTATGTTTTTGGTGGCACATCTTCGGGCAATGAAACGAAGATGTGATATAAATCCCGAGACTGGAATCGTGCATGATATTTCGAATAAAGAAATTCGGGTATATACAGATCCTGGGAGATGTTTGAGACCTTTGTTTTTGGTACAAGATAATAAATTAATATATGACGAAAGTCTTCATAAAACATGGGAATGGGATAAATTACTTTCGAACGGTATTGTAGAATTTGTAGATCCAGACGAAGAGGAAGAAGCTCTGATCGCGATGAAACCAAATAAGCTTGAAGAACAGAAAGCATATACACATTGCGAAATTCATCCGAGTATGTTATTGGGTGTATGCGCGAGTATTATTCCATTTCCAGACCATAATCAGTCTCCAAGAAATTGCTATCAGTCGGCTATGGGCAAGCAGGCAATCGGTTTACCTGCTTCGAATCACAATGATAGAATTGATAGTTACAGTCATGTATTGTGGTACCCTCAGAAGCCGATAGTTGCCACGCATATGACTAAAAATATTGGATATGATGCGTTGCCATCTGGAGAAAATGCGATTGTCGCGATTGCATGTTATACGGGATATAACCAGGAGGATAGTGTGATTATGAATCAATCATCAATTGATCGTGGATTATTCAGGACATATTTTTACAGAACGTACAAAGATGAACAGAAGCAAAGTGGAAATTTTGCGAAGGAAAGTTTTGAGAAACCAGAAAGAAGTACTACAGTTGCAATGAAATTTGGTGATTATTCGGGGATCGATAAAGATGGATTTGCTAGTCCTGGTACATTTCTTGAAAATGAAGCGGTTGTGATTGGTAAAACACTTGGAATGCAAACATCTAGCGCACTTGGACACACAAAAAAAGATATTAGTACAACTGTCAAACACAACGAAGATGGATATGTTGATAAGGTGATTCTCACTACAAACGAACAAGGATTGAATCTTGTAAAAACACAGGTGCGTTCTATGCGAGTACCTATGGTTGGTGATAAATTTGCAAGTCGTCACGCGCAGAAGGGTACGATAGGCATGACATATCACCAAGAAGATATGCCCTTCACAAGTGATGGAATCAATCCAGACATCATTGTAAATCCCCACGCAATGCCAAGTCGCATGACTATTGCTCAATTGATTGAGTGTATTATGGGAAAAGTATGTTCCATAAAAGGAGAATATGGGGACGCAACGCCATTTTCTGACCTCAATCCAGAAGATATTGCAAATGAATTAGGAAGCCTAGGTTTTCAAAAATATGGGTTTGAAACCATGTATAATGGTATGACTGGGGAAAAAATGGAAGCTAAAATTTTCATTGGACCGACATATTATCAGCGTTTGAAGCATATGGTCAATGATAAAATTCATTCGAGAGCGCGAGGACCTATACAAATTCTTACGAGACAGCCCGTAGAGGGAAGAAGTAGGGACGGTGGTTTGAGATTCGGCGAGATGGAGCGCGATGCGGTTATTGCACATGGCGCATCATCTTTTCTAAAAGAGCGTTTATTTGATCATTCTGATGCATATAATTTACCAGTGTGTAAAACGTGTGGTATGATGGCAACAATTGACTATTCTACTGGAGTTGGAACGTGTCAACTATGTAAAAATGAAAGAGATGTGGTGAACACACAGATTCCGTACGCATGCAAGCTTTTGTTCCAAGAACTGATGTCGATGTCTATCGTGCCAAAGATAATTATATAATTATATAGTAGGCAATATGGTTCATACCATAAACATTAAATCAGACATTATCGTGAATGGTCTAGAAGCCTCTCAGGATACAATTCTGAAGGGTAATGTTACGATCGGTGATGGTATAAGCTTTAAACAAGCTATAATTAATGCAGAAACAACAGCGAACCGCCCCGTAACTTTAGAAGACACTCTTCGGGTGAAAGGGAAAACGACCCTCGGTGATATAGATGCAAACAGGGGGATATTTAAAGAATCTGTATCGATTGAAAAAGATTTAAACGTCGCAGGAAATATTACAGTCGGCGGAGATGGTACATCTTTTAAACAAGCTATATTCAACGCAACTACCGTATTTAATAAACCGGTGAGAGTAGAAGATACGTTGGACGTGAAAGGGAAAACAACATTAAAGGATTTAGATGTGGATGGTATTTTTACTTTCAAAAGTGCGACATTTGACACAGATACAACATTTAATAAGAATGTTAACGCGAAACAGAGTGTAAATGTAGAAGGAAAAACTACACTCAACGACGTAGATATAAACGGGGCATTTACATTTCAAAGTGCAACATTCGCACAAAAGCCAACTTTTGGAGATGGTATGAATGTGTACGGGGATGTTGATGTGAATGGGACTGTTCGCGCGACTGAAATTCATACAGATGTGTTTAGCTTTAAGAATGGGACATTTGAAGTTGATTTAGATTGTAAAAAGAATCTAACAGTTGAAGGAGTATTAAAAGCGGACACGTTAGAAGTTCAAAATATGCGTTATGAAAACGCTGTTTTTAACGACGAAACATATTTCAATCAAACGGTGAACGCACAGACAGTCAGGGCTTCAAAATTAGAATTATCTGGTGGATTTACAACAGAAGGAGATATTTATACAACTGCTGAAATTTCAGGACGCGAAGGATTTTTTTACAATTTGACCACCATGGGAACCACAGAATTGCGCGACGACGTAAATATTACAGGATCTGTTGAAATTGGAAAGAATACAAAACTTATGGGTGATCTCATAGTTACGGGGACTGTTCAAACACACAAAGATGCGAACGTAAAAAATATTAATGCGAGTAACTCGATTACTGCGAGTACAATTCAAACGTCTAGCAATATTGAAGTGAGGGGTGATGCGACGTTTAAAAATGACGTTACAATCGATAATAGAGGAACGTTTGGAGATATTACAGTGATAGGTACAGCTCATATTCATGAACTAAAGACTGACATCGTTGCATCTGATACATTTAGCGTAGACAATCTCATAGTCGGTAATTTAGTTCAGATTTCGGACAGAAGTGTAAAAAAAGATGTTGAAACATTGGACAAACGCACAATGATGGAAAAGGTTAAAGGACTAAGGGCAGTTTCTTTCAACTGGAAAAAAGATGATTCTCATGATATAGGGTTTATTGCACAAGAAGTCAGGGAGATTTTCCCTGAATTGGTATCGGGTACAAAAGATAAGTCGCTTATTGGTGTAAAGTATTCAAACATGGTGTCCGTACTGGTCGCGTGTATTCAAGATTTACAAGAGCAGATTGATGCGATGAAATAACTTAAGGAAAAAAATCTTATGATATAATACAAACAAATGTCTACACAACAAGTTCAATATGTGCTCGGCGAAAATGGTGTGCTCGATATCCGCCCATCGGGCAAAAAGATTACTCTCAATGGTGATACAAGCGGTGATGGTACCTTGAGTTCCAAGCAACTCGAAGCGACTGATAAAATCGTTTTAGGAACCACCACTACACTCACACTGGGTACTCTTTCTGGTACTATTCAACTAGGCGAAACAGGTGCTGTTATCAACTCTGTTGGTAATAAAATCACAGGTCTTACATCTCTACAGGACGTTGATACCCTTACTTCCGGTCTTGTCAATTTGAAAGACAATAACCTCACAGGTGTAAGTTCCTTAAACACCAATGAAGTAAAATCCAACAACTTTGTTGTAACTCATACCGGTGATACGACGACTGCTGTAACTAACGTTACGACGCTCACTCATAAACTGCAAGTAGGTAATGCTGCTGGTGCTACAGCAACTCTTGAGTTAAACACCCTCACAGGGCTTGCTACTCTCAATTCGGCTAAGATTATTTCTGGCGCCGTCACGGTTGACTCCAACAACGTGTCGGGTGTTGCTACGTTGTCAGCATCTCAGTTCACAGACAGCACAGCTACTCTTTCCGGTGGTAGGCTTACAATGGGCGGTGGTAGTGTAACTGGGATGGTTGATCTTACGATGAAATCGAACGTCGCGACGTCTATTTCTGCCGGTAGTGGTAGGTGGCAAACGAGTACAGATGGTTCCAATAGCCTCACGAGTATCACAACAGTTTCCGCCGCTTCTCTCACGGATACCGTTGCCACTCTCACTGCTGGTGTCATGACTGGTGTACAAAATCTTTCTGCTCTCGCCGCGACTATTAACAATGGTACGGTAGGTGACATGACCCTTGTATCTTCTGGAATTGGCGCTGTTGGTTCTTTGACGATGAAAAGTGATGGTACATCTAAGATTATCAATGTTTCGACATTGTCAACATACGCCGCTGCTGATGCTACTCTCACAAACGGTGGTGGTTCTTGGGTTTCTCCCGCGGACTCTACTTCGAATACTCTCACTGGTGTTACGAAAGTATCCGCGTCGACGATGACTGACACTATCGCATCTCTTACAGCCGGTAGTCTCACGTCCCTTGTCAACCTTGTGTCATCCGCGGCTACCATCACGGGAGCTACTCTCGCGAGTATTGTATTCTCTGAACAAAATGTATCGAACGTACAAACTCTCACCGCAACGGATGTAAAAGTTGGGGTATCCACATACCGCAATAACGCGGGTGTCCCTGAAATTACAGGTCTCGGTTCTTTCTCGTGTGGCACTATCACCGATACTGTCGCGAACCTCGTAGGCGGTAGTCTCACCGGACTCGTTACGCTCACCGGTACAGATGCCACGGTTGGGAATGCGACCCTTACCACTCTCGCCGTAAGCGCAAACGCCACATTGTCTTCCGACAACCTTACCGGTCTTGCGTCTCTTAACTCTTCGGCTGTAGGGATTGGTGCGATGGCCCTCAATGGTCCCGCCGCTAACATTAGTGGCGTAACAGCCATTGATGCGTCTACTGTGACATCTGGTTCGGTTGAGTTATCATCCAACAGTATTACTGGGCTCGCGGATGCGACACTTTCTGCTAATCTTAAGGTTGGCTTAATGCTCTCTGATGGAGCTACGAACAATGTCACCGGTGTGAACCAGATGGATCTCGTCAATCTTGTTTCTACTGGTACGATTTCTGGGGCCGTACTCAAGAACTCTTCTGGAAACTTCCGGGTGCTCCATGATGGTGTCAGTTCTGAATCTACCGTTACGTCCGATGTTTTCACAGATGGTGTTGCTATGTTGAAGTCTGGTACGCTTTCAAGTATTGCTAAAATTGAAGGTGGTGCCGGTGCATCTGCTACGCTTACTTCCGCGACTCTTGGTGGTATTACACTTTCTACTGGTACAATTGCGAGTGTCACTGAAATGAAGGCTAGTAGCCTCACCATGCTAGGAGGAAACGTGACAGGAGCCGGTATTATCCAAGCGGATTATTTCAGTGCGACCAACCCGAATTCAACCTCTACCATCAACGGGAATCTCCTTGTTAAAGGTGATCTTAAAGTTATCAACGATACTGCCAAGGTTATCGAATTAACTCATGAGAAATTCTCTACCCAAGATCCCGTCCTTGAATTTAATACCCGTCTTGACGCGAACACTACATCTGCCTTGAATACCGATTTCGGTTTTATCAACGTATGTAGCGATTCTGCATCTGTGCTCAAGTTTGCGGGTCTTCTCGCCGATGTTGACGCGAGCGACTCTATGGAGTTCACCCTCTTCCACTCGGCAACTTACATCGCATCGGGTACCAATAACACGCTTCCCGCAACCACTGATTACACTCGGGCCAATCTTCGATGCAAAAACGTATCGTCGGATGGTTTCATCGATATAACTCCTCGTGAAAATGAAACGGCTGATGTATATGTTGCCGTCGGTCCCAATACATCTGGACGTGCTACAGGAGTTGACGAAGTTGTGTACGCCAATGGTCACATGCGTGCTACTGGTACAATTGATGCTGAAACCGGTTTCAAGAGCGTAGGTGGTGTCCTCAACATTGGCGCGGCTTCTCAGGATGGGGCGAAGATTCGTTGCGATGGTCTTCTCAAGACTCTCTCTCTTCAAGCACAAAACTTCACACAAACATCCGATGCCCGCAAAAAGGAAAATGTTAAAACAATCGAAGATAGTGTTGCCACCATCCAAAAGCTTCGCCCTGTAACGTTCGATTGGAAGGAAGGCGGAAAATCTGATGTTGGTTTCATCGCACAGGAAGTTAAGGAAGTTTACCCTGAACTTGTCGCCGAAGATGGTACTGGACACTTTTCCGTCGCCTATACTGGTCTTGTAGCTCCTCTTGTTCGCGCTGTCCAACAGCAACAAGAAATGATTCTCGCACTCGAAGCTCGCCTTGCCAAGCTCGAAGCGTAAGTATGTTTCATTTAAAATTTCCTTTTGTTAACATATTAACATAATACGCTCGTTTGTTCGTGCAAATAATCGTATTTTGACAACCATTTAAAAACTAATCATATCAATTACATAATGAGGATTCTCATATCAGGATATTGTCCGCATGGTAAATCGGGGTATGGTCTCCAAACTAAATTTCTTTTTGATATACTCGCGAAAAAGGGATATGATGTCGGTTTTGTATTTTGGGATATGAAAGAGAATGATGATCGATCGACAATGGCATACAAGGATTTTTCAAAAAGGTTATTTAGTAAAGACATTCAAGAACAGGGGAGTGTATATATTCCTCAACGCCCGTTATCACATCCAGAAAACTATTACTGGGATGATATGCATTGGGCAGTAAAGGACTTTAATCCCACGCATATTATTACAATTCACGATATATGGACGATAGAACCCATGGTCAAACCATTTGATGTACCGATGTATGGATGGATTCCAATCCATTACGATCCACCCGAGATGCAAACCATTGTGAATCTTCGAAATTATGAAACGATTTGGTCATTATCTTTGTGGGGTAAGGGGATACTTGAAAAGTATCATCACGATGTTATTTACATTCCTCACGTCATTGATGATATCTATTTTGATGGTATTTTCAGTAATTCAAACAGAAGGTCTGAAATTCGAAAACAGATAGGTATTTCTGAACATTCCTATGTGATTCTGATGGTGGCAAGAAATACTGAAAAATCTAATAGAAAAGGGTTTGATTTTGCACTACAAGCATTTGCGTATTACAAAAAATTCAAGAATCCGCTTGCACATTTGCACATGCACGTAAATATCAAGGGATCTATCGATATCCAAGAAATGGCAAAACTGCTTGACATCGGTTCCTTTGTCACTTGTTCAGATCAAACTACACTCAGCGAGTACGGGTTTTCATCAACATATCTTCGTAATTTATATTTAATGAGTGACGTTTTATTAAGTACATCTGCTGCAGAAGGGTTTGGATTGCCTATAGTTGAAGCACAGTGTTGTGGTCTGCCTGTCATTGCAACGAATTGTACTGCGATGTCAGAGAATGTGGCATTGGGACGCATATCGGACCCGGTTGGTCCAATGACAGGAAACCCTGGTTCGTTTTCTAAACCAAATGTGGACAATGTTGTTAAAGATATCATATATTTAGAGAGAAATCCTCCATCTCAGATGGAAAAGAATGGGATTCGTGCATTCATGTCGTATAAATTTAACGGAAATACAATTTCGGAACAAGTTTTGAACGCAATCGGTAAGACACACGACGTCAAAATGTTCTTTCTGCCTCATACTCTGGATGCTCACGAGACAAACGTTCCGCTCATTACATGGGATGGAAATACAGGTTTTAACGAAAATAATCAATTCACGACAATGGATGACGAAACGCAAACGTATAGAAAAGATTTACCACTGAAATATTCTGTGTATGGCGTATGTAAATGTAATGACTATGAGTATAGGTTGATAACAATTACAGAAGATGGTGTCGAAAAAAGGAAATTGATCATGTTATTTGAAGAAACCGATGATTCTGATACGATCGTAATGAAGGAAGAAACTGTATGCGACGCAAACGAGTCATGGATGTTAGGAGAATATAATGATGTACCAGTATATGCGAATCGTTCGTATCCCATAATAACACTCACTGAAATTGAAAGTAACGATGTACATCATATTACATTGCCTATGCTAGAGTTTAAAGTTCGAGAAATGTGTATGTATAAGCATTTTGTATATCTTACAACTATAGATACATTCTCATGGATATATGATATTCACAAAAGAACTTTACAAAAAATTGAAATTATTTCTCCCATGACAACAACTAACTGTGTTATAGTCAAGGATGACGAATTAAGGATATACGGAGTGAGGGATGAAAAGCCTGTTGTTAAAATTATTCGTTATAAAGATCTCAAGATAGTTCCAGGTTCGCTATAACCTCGATGGCATCGTCTATTGGTAAATTTTTGTAGATTCTTTTATCATAATGAGGCCCTGCTCTATCCAAGTTTACAATGTGTAGATGGAGGCTTTGAACAGAATTACATGGCAGACAATGGAAAAAGAATCCATAATTTACCCACCCGCGAGCGGTGACATATTTTAAAGCAACTTCTTTCATTCGTTTTAAAAAATCTACATCGGTTATTGTAAGTATATTAAAGTATTTCCATAATAAATTGGTCGTAGTGATGAATACGTGACCCGGCCCATTTTCATCACTACCCGCCATAGCCCCTCTTTTATAGTTTTGATTATCCCATTGTTCACAATCTTTTTCGTGTTTATGGCACACAACAAATTCACCACTTTCATCTACCCCGTGTTGTGGAGCAAAATTAGGTTTTCCACTCCCTATTCTTGCAAAAAAATTAAATGGTTGAATACCTGTAGTAAGAAAATCATTTACAATATACTTGTTATTCTTCAGATATTCGTATAATAAAGGTTCTTGGGGTTTAAAGAATTCACGCATAGTACGAAAAGTTGTCACGTTACATATGTTTTTACATACTATATTATCGCGTAAATTTTTAATGTCCATTGATTGGTTATTATATAGTATTATTACTTATGGCTGTAATCGCATCATCAATAGTCAGATTTTTGGTACGTTGTGAATTGAAATGATGTCCAACCGTGTCTAAGTTAACGATATGAAGGTGTAGACTTTGTACACTATTAAGCGGGAAACAATGGAAATAAAGTCCGTAATTATTCCACCCGCGTGCTTCCACGTATATTTCCGCGTTTTGTTTCATGTGGTTTAAGAATGGTACATCATTGATGGTGATAATATTAAATTTTGTCCAATGTAGATTTGTAGAAGTCATGAACACATGTCCGGGACCATTTGCATCTGGTCCAGCCATTGAACCTCTTGTAGATGTAGGGTCATTCCATTCAGCATCGTTTTCGGGGCGATTGTGACAGACCATGAATTCTTGTGATATGCCATATTGCGGAGCATCGTTTGGCATTACAAGTGATGCAAAACGGGCAAATGGATTAAAGGGATTCGTTCCAACAGTCAGAAAATCATCATCACCGACGAATCTTTTATCATATAAAAATTTCTTGACTTTCACAATTGGAAGTAAATCTCGGATACGTGAAAATGATTGTTCATCATTGATACGTATACCAAGAGCCTTGATGTCTTCAATCTCAATATTAGTACTGCAAGCGTTTCCCATTTTGTCCAGTGTCTATATGTATATATAGAATCGTTCTTTAGGTTATCTTTTGTATCTTTTTTTTAAACGATGTGATGTATGCGAGCGTGATCTCTTCCTCTTTTGCACAAATCGTAATCCTCCAAAATCGAAACTGGGCGATTTGTATTTCTTTGGAAGTAGTTTAGTTCGTTCTCTTACCTGGTTTTCTGTAAAAGATATTCTGTCGAACAGGTCCTGTGCCCTTCCCATTGTGAACCCGTCTGGTACAAGTGTTTTATACAGCGTCGGATGCAAGAGGAAATGTTCGGAAAAAAGAGTACACGAAATAGAGTAATCAACATTCCGCAAATTATTGCGCGCCTGTAGATTTTTCCCCGTGTACACATATACATTTGAAATTTTGATCATCTTTCTCAATAATTCATACACTTTTCTATACATACTTTTTTCTGATATGACATCTCCGTGCGATCTGTAAATGCCACTTTTTGTATTCGAGGGATTGAATATGTACAACTTTTCATCGCGCACAATAGCGGCTACAGCATGTCCATTACCAAATATACCATAATTTTCGATTCCAATCAAAAATAGATAATGTGGAACTATTGACCCGAGTGCGTTCGAACGAGGAAGTGTTGTGATGGATTGTCTGTCTCGATCTTTGTTGATCGTCGATTGAACGATCTTGAGATCACCCGATATACCACTTCTTTTGACGACGAGTTGGTTTACAAATACACGAACTTTTGAACCTAATTGTTCTTGTAAGTTACGAGATTTTTTACATATATCCTTTATGACTTTTAAGTTATATAGTACAAGATTAGGACTTTCTTCATGGTTCACATCATTCACGTGTTCTAATGAACAAGTGACGTTTCTATTATTCATCTTATTATTAATATTTTTTTATTCATCTTGTGGTTGTGTGAGCAACATTCGTCTACAACAATATCTCTTGTAACCCATTCTATCTAAAACTTTTCCAGGTTCTTCTGTTTTAATTGCCAAAACATACTTCTTATAATCACCCGCAACAACCTTTCCACAAGTGAAGCAACGGATCGGAATCATTATATACAAAATATATACGATGCTTATTCTTAAACCGCGAATTTTTGATTTAAAAAAAGGATGTCGTGTATTAATAAGATGAGCTGTAGCTACGAAGTCACTTCAAATGGAGAATTGAGTATCCGCCCATCAAGTAACAAAATAACATTTGGAAACGGCGAAAGCATCACAAACATTGATAACGGAGAAATTAGTTTCGGAAATGAAGCCACAAGAACTCGTATCACTAAAGGGGGTATTAAAAAGGTCAAGAAAGATAAAACAGCATCGTTTGAGTTTACGTCTACAATTTTAGAAATTGATGTTACAGATAGTGATTCTACTATTACCGTAAATAATACGACAAAAGGGATCAAAACGATTCGCTTCACTAACGTTGATGAAGGCGAATCCGGGATGTGTGTCATTTATTACCAACGAGCTTTTGACAGCGATGTGTCTCTTTCTGTACAAGGAGGTTATGTGAAATCTAAAGACGGTAATATGGGATTAACCAACATCATGGGTGTATATGATATAGTCAATTTCTATTGCGTAAGTAATAATACTGTACTTGTTGAACTTAATTCATACGCAACCATTGGGGGTACAGAGATTCAAATTGACGAATTAAAAGATATTTCCAACTCTGTAACGACAAATGCGACAGCTATTCAGAACGCAGTAAATGATATAATCACGCTGGGCGTATCCATAGGTACTAAATCTGAAAAAGTATATGTTGACACACAACTTGAACAAAAACTAAACGCGTACGAATTAACTTCTATTAACAATGGTATCAATTCGAATACAACCGCGATAAGCGAATTGAATACTTGGAGAAATGATACGGCCCAAGCAGTCATAAATGATATGTACGCGAGCATTACTCAAAATACCAGTACAGTCGGCGGAATACAAACAACTTTGACAAGTCATGCAAACACTCTGGCAACTCAGACAACTACACTGAATTCTCTCCAGACTTCGCTTAATACGAACACCACAAATGTAACGACGCATGCTAATGCTATTACTGGTATTCAAACAGATGTATCAGATTTACAATCATTGGTTACAACTACGAATACGAACAATTCAACAGATGTAACAGCATTGACCGGAACGATTGGTACTCTTCAGACCAATATATCAAGTCTACAAACATCTGTTTCAATAAGTGCTGGAAGTATTACGACACTCCAAACATCTATAGACACAAATACGGCTAGTATAACTGCTCTCCAGGAAACAGTTGATACAATGGCTGAAGAAGGGGTGGGGGGTGGAACTACAGTTGTTTCTTCGGGGCCTGTGAAGATCGCCCCCCCTGAAACAATAGAGTTTGGAGAATTTTCAAATGGAACTATCGAGCTTAACATTAATTTGAACTCGTTAAAATTTGATACGAATGCGAACGGAACTGATATGATTGCTTTTGCGTTTGATTATTCTGGTATCACACTCACAGGGGTTGTTGATAATCCGTTTCAAAATGAACTAAGTTTCTCGCAAGTAAACGAATATCGTGTTGCCCTGATTAGTCTAAGTAATACACCGGTACAGTTTTCAAATGTACCTGACACCGTAACACTCAAATTGTCATATAGCGAACTATATGGAGCCGAACCTTTTACACTTGATGGACACTATCCCTTGTATTACTCAACAGATATCGGTAGATCTGCTGTTTCCGGGATATCCGGAGATAATGCAAATGAATGGTCAAATGGGGATACAACGTCATATTATACAGATGTTACACACGGATGGTTATATTATACAGATGTTACACACACGGATTATACCACAGGTGATTATCTTGAAAAAACAAATCACATGATTCAATCTGTTGAAATACTTGATTCGACAAGTAAGTCCTATGGTACAAATGATTCGAAACGTTTGTACATTAAGGCTGTAAATGGTAAATTTGAAATCAACGGTATCCCCCAAAAAGAATTGAATTTATTCGAAAACTGTGAATATACGTTCATAAGTGAAAGCGCATCTTCTCACCCGCCATTCATAACAGAAAGTGCTACCGGGGGTGGTATTGCAACTGAATATTCTCGTGGGATTACTGCACAATACAATAAATATACGACACACCCTGGTGGTGATTTAATAACACAAATTACAAATCCTGAGTATTACTTTTACACTTTCACATTTACACCAGGAGAAGATACACCTGATACATTATATTATCAGTGCAAAAATCATGTGAATATGGGTGGGAAAATTAATGTGGTAAAACAAGATGCTTCTTCTGCGAATGATACGTATTATGTAAATGCGTACGTTAGTGACGACTATTATGTGAGCGAAACAAATACATCTGGATTATACACAAACCTTTCTTTTGGAGAAGTAGAGGACCCGTACAATGTCTTTCAGAATAGTACATATACGGCACCTGTAGATGGTGTCTACAAATTTGAACTTTACGTACACAACAAATCAACTGATAATACTTGCATGGTACAGATAGTGAAAGGTTCCACTGCCATAAAACCACCCGTATACATATTCTCGCAAGATTCACATGGTACGAAAGGATATATGATACCTTTATCTAAAAACGATACAGTACATGTTGAATATCAGGGGGATATTTGGCACACGACATCTTTCAATGCGTATCTTGTATCATCGAAGAAACCGTAAATATATATATAATCCTACAACAGTAGCAAGTAGTATCCTTGGATCTGGTGAATCATCTCCTTTCAATATTCGAATTTCTTTTTTCTGCTTTTTAGTTACACAAGCAACAACTGGGTCCTGTGTCATCACAGCTGTTGGATTGTATAAATCTTCGCTATCTTCGAGAACTGATTCGTTCATTATTCTTTTACATAGAAAAAGATATAAAGACAACTTTTGTTTTTATAACAACAATGGACGACGTGAAAGTTATGAACGACCGTATCAAAGAACTTGAGGATAAACTTGCACTAGAACAGTCCAAGAATAAACGAGAAATGACACTTAAGGTATCCGAGAAGGGTGCCGTACAAATTAATGGTATTAGACGTTTTCCGATTACATTGTATACGAGTGAAATGAATAAAATATTAGACAATGCGGGTATGATTATGGAATTCATGCGCGACAATGAAGAACTTCTTGTAAAACCTAGAAATCCTTAAGGGACGCCTTTGTAGTGTTGTACCCAGAATAATATAAAAATTTCTTATTTGTTTCGGACAGATTAAAATCTGTTGCACTCACATCACCTGTTGGTATTTCGATACGTATACAATTATCAACTGGGGGTACGTGTACATGATGTAGGATTGTATTCACAACGCTTGCTGTAAATGTAGACAGATCTTTGATATCATTACTTTCTGTAGAATCCATGAAGTCAAAAATTATAGGTGTTGTTTTAGGAAATGCGTCAACCGGTAAATTACGTAAACAACCTCCGTCAACGTAGTATTTATCTTCAAATTTAACAGGGGCGAAGTACAAAGGAATGCATGAACTTATTCTCACAGCCTTGGCTACTTCCATAAATGGTGTTTTTTCATGATCGAACCATACAAGGGTTCTATCGGTTAGGCACGTACCGGTTAGCTTAAGGTGTATTCCCGTTTTATCGAAAAGTTCTTTAAATGTAATTCTTGTAATGTTAAATTTCTTATTGAGAATATCATTCATATATACCTCCATAAAGTCACCCTTATGATAACCGAAACGTGTAAATAATCTAAAAATATCTCTTATACACCCAAAAGATGAATCAGAAAACTTTTTAAAGGGCGTTTTTCCGACTATATGACGGATTTCTTCTTGAGAAAATCCAGACGCATACAGAGTTGCTGCTTGCGAACCAGCGCTCGTTCCAGCTACATGTTTTATAGTATCGTATAGTCCTTTTTCTTTTAAAGCTTGCAAAGCACCAACATGGGCAATTCCTTTAATTCCACCCCCTTCAAGTACAAGAGAATACTTTATCATTAAAATATTGTATATTATAATTGTAAATGGAGGCCATTAAATTGACGTACGTCATAAATGCTTTTTTTGTTATGGGTCTTACAATATTTTCTTCTGTATTTAACATCAGAGAAGTATCAAGAAAGAAATGCGAAGACAGAAAGACGATGAGAAATTACATGTATCTTGCTCTATCAGTAATGGTTTGGACGTTCGCATCTAACATCATCTTTTACTTCAGAGAAAGAATCGGAATGGAATTCTACACCTTTGGAAACTGGGACAGGCTTCCTTACATGACCATTGGTTCGGCGGTAATGCTCGCGGTGTTCATATTTTTTACGGCATTGAATATTGATTTAACACGAAATGATACAAATAGATATTTGTCCATCTGCAAAAACTTAAATGTTTCTGGACTTGCAAAAAGCGGTATATCAAAAAAATCAAAAGCGAGTAAAGTGAAAGACATATTTTCATACAAATCCCGTTTGGATGACATGCATGTCAAATGGTCCGTGGAAGAAAAACCAAAAATGACGCGAAATGATGTCGATGAATGGAATGCTCTAACTGCTTATCATAATTCTGTTGACTCTGATATTAACAATATCATTACATCGTTTGGTGACAAACAGAGTACATTCAAAAATGAATTGGCATTTATTTCCGATAGTGTATACAAAAGCAAAGCAAAGAATTGGTTGAAAGACATGAATACATATCCTGACGATGAAACAGCTTTTGTAGAAACGGCTCTCTTAACAAGTATGTACAAATCGGCGGGATGTCAAGAATTACGCTTCTATGATTTCGTGAAAGATAAAACAGACATAACTCAGCTTACGACAGCGAAGCTTTCCGAACTTCGTGGTGAATTCAAAACACAAGAATCTGAATTATACTCTGATAGTCTCAAGAAAGATGTAGATGATACATTCCTCGCACGTTTCAAGGGGTTTGTTGATACTTTATCTGGAGTTTCCACTGGTGGTGCTGCTGCTGGCGCTGCTGGTGGTGGTGCTGGTGGTGCTGATGGTGTTGTTATCGCTGCTGCTACTGACGGAGTTTCAGAATTCACAGGTAAATACATTGGTAATGAATTCTTAATGCCTGGTGATAAAACGTGCGCATCCGTAAATAACGCAGAAACACCCGATAAAATACACAAACATACTTTACACATCCAACAGATTAAAACGATGGTGAAAGATATAAGTTCCAAATACGATGTATTAAAATTAGTGTTTAATGGTGTCAATATGCAAGCTTACGAAGCAAGTGTTGCGATCCAAGATGATTATCTACGCAGACGCATCATTTCTGGGTTTGTGTGGTGTATGGTTCTTTGGCCATCGTTACAGTCTCATGATTTTGTTGCCAAATTGTACACTGCTTTTGGTACCGAACGTAATCAATACGCATTCTATGTAGGGGGGGTGCTAATGCCGGTATTAGTAGGTGTTGGTTTGTTCGGTGGGAAAGATGTGCGAAAACAATTGAATCTCAAAAATATGGCAGCAATCATCAAAGAGATTCAAAACGCTAAGCTGTAATTTATGAAGGTTGATATGTATTCCGATAAAAAATGATTTAAAATAAATAGGAGTGTATATTATCAGAGATGGTCTTAATACTTTTCGGGAAAGATGGATGTAAAAATTGCAAAGTTGTCAGGGATGTTCTGATAGTACAAGGAACAGAATTTGAATATATCAATGTACAGAATGTGTTCAAAGCAGAAAAATTGTGCGAAGAAAGGGGTATTTCAATTGAACTCGATCATGTCAGAGTTTTCCCGTTTGCTGTAAAAGACAATACAGCGTATAGTTACGAAGAGATAGTTAGTACCATCGTTGAACCAATTCTCTTTCCTAGAGATGACAGATATACATTATTTCCTATTAGATACAATGATATGTACGAGCTTTTGAAAAAATCAAGAGCTTCTTTCTGGAATCCTGAAGAGATTGATTTTTCCAAAGATTACGAAGACTGGGAGTCACTCGATGATAATACTAGGACGTTTATCAAACATGTGCTTGCGTTCTTTGCGAGTGCCGATGGAATTGTGTTGGAAAATTTAATGTCCCGATTTTCATCAGATGTGAAGATGCCCGAAGCATTGCATTGTTATGCGATTCAGGAAGCTATGGAAGCAATTCACAGTGAAACATACAGCTTACTTATTCAAACATATGTCAAGGATCCGGTAGAGAGAAACACACTTTTCAACGGGGTTAAAAGTATTCAATCGATTCGTCAAAAGAGTGAGTGGGTACAACACTGGCTCACTGGGAAACAGTCATTTGCTGAACGCATCGTCGCATTCGCATGCGTTGAAGGTATCATGTTTTCTGGAAGTTTCTGTGCTATTTTTTGGTTGAAACACCAAGGTAAAATGCCAGGACTCGCTTTTGCAAATGAATTGATTTCTCGCGACGAAGGATTACATACAGAAACTGCTGTTGCTCTATTCCATCATTTGAATAACAAACCTTCTCAAGAAACAATTCATCAAATTGTGAAAGGAGCTGTTGATCAAGAAAAAATATTCATAATCGAAAGTTTGAAGACAAGGATGATTGGTATGAACGACGAACTCATGAGTAGATACATTGAATTTGTCGCAGACAGATTGCTTTCACAACTTGGATATCAGAAAATATATAACAGCGAAAATCCGTTTGATTGGATGGAAAATATTAGTTTGAATGGAAAAACTAACTTCTTTGAGAAACGTGTAGGCGAATATGCAAAGGCTGGTGTAATGGGTAGTATCGAACGAGTTTTTGAAATGGATACCGATTTTTAATATTATAAAAGGGTATTTTTCTTCTTTTTCGCTCCCGATTTTTTTACGTTTACAGCTATAGAATTCTTCTTTCTTAATAAACTATTAGGGTCTATGGTCGATATTTGTGTATCGTCGTGATCAGGATTGTATCGTTTATTGTGACACGCCCAAAATTTAGGCGAACCCACTCTAAACGATCCAGAAGGGCGTATTTTTGCCTTATACCAAAATACGACATCCTCTATTTTATTACTCTTACTCGTATTGTCTAAGACGAGACATTCGTAATTTTCTGTACACGAATTCAGTACCTGCGAGAACATCTCATAGTTGGGAAAAATGCCAAAGAAATGTTTGAATATTTTCTCTCTATTTTGAATGATATTTTCCCTAAGGATAAATACGTAATCTACGTTCGCGCGAAGGTCTGGGCTCAGGTCCATGCAATACTGCATCGTAAGCATAAAAAATATATTCCAATGACGACCATTCATGAATATAGCTCTTGTTCCCTTATCTCGCACAAGTCGTTTGTCGTACATACAATCATCTAAAAGTACAAATACATTTGAGTTATCTTTATTTTTCTTCACGATCCCTTTTTGTCTGCTAATAACTTTATCAACAACTTCGGGGTCATACTCGTTGTACACGAAAAGATCGGGGATGAATTGCTGATAATAGCTATTCCCTTCTTCTGTCCCTGACATGACAATTCCAACTGGGAGATGTTTTTTATGATATAGAATGTCCGTTACAAGAGTAGTTTTTCCAGTACCACGTTTTCCGATGAAGACAAGTACTCTGTTATCTCCGATTGTAGACGGATCAAATTTTTTTATGTTAACATTCATCTGCTGTTATGTGTGGATATATTTTTCATGGAAATTAAACATGACTTTCAGAGCATATGACGTAAAATTTCCCTGAAATTTTTTTCTATGTATAAAGTACAAACAACAATGGGAGGCGGTTTAATGCAACTCGTAGCCTATGGCGCTCAAGACGTTTACCTTACTGGTGACCCCGAAATTACTTTCTTCAAGGCGATTTACCGTCGTCACACCAACTTCTCAGTTGAGTCCATTGCTCAAGTATTCAACGGTACCACTGGTTTCGGCCGCAAAGCGACCGTCACCGTAAGCCGTAACGGTGATCTTATCACTAACACTGTTCTGGAAGTCAAGCTTCCCGCGCTTCCCACCGGTTATAGGTGGAACAACAACATCGGTCACAACCTTATCGAAGAGGTCGAACTTGAAATCGGTGGCCAACGCATCGACCGTCACTACGGTGAATGGCTCGACATCTGGTCTGAACTCAGCACCCCTGAAGCCAAGAAGGGTATGTTCGACTCTGAAATGATCCGTCGTGTCTCCGACCTCAGCAGCACTACATCCGAAGCAACGACCCTTTACATCCCCCTTCAATTCTTCTTCAACCGCAACCACGGTCTTGCTCTTCCCCTCATCGCCCTTCAATACCACGAAGTCAAGATTAACTTCACCTTCGCCAAGATTTCCGATCTCTGCCATGGTAGTGGTGCTCTCTCTGTTGATGATCCCTCTATGTCCCTCTACATCGATTACGTCTACCTCGACACCGATGAGCGCAAGCGTTTCGCCCAATCTCAACACGAACTCCTCATCGAACAACTCCAATTCACCGGTGATGAAACCCCCGTTGAAAACGGTTCCTACCGCCTGAACTTCAACCACCCCGTGAAGGAGCTTGTCTGGGTCGTCACACAACCCGTATCCGGTGACAAATTCGACTACGGTTCTAATGAGACTGTTGTCAGCGCGAACCTCCAACTCAATGGCCATGATCGTTTTGACACCCGCGAAGGTTCTTACTTCCGCCTTGTCCAACCCTTCCAACACCACACCCGCATCCCCGAGAAGAACATCTACGTGTACTCCTTCGCCGTCAAGCCCGAAGAGCACCAACCTTCCGGTACATGCAACTTCTCCCGCATCGACAACGCCACGCTCAAGCTTAAGCTCACCCCTGCGGCGGTTGCTCATGCTGACTCCAAGGTCAAGATCTTCGCTACGTCCGTCAACGTCCTCCGCATCCTCAGTGGTATGGGTGGCCTCGCGTATTCCAACTAAATGTGTTCGATAGATACATCGCGCGGTGTATTTAAAGAATAACATAATGTCATAAAAAAGACTCTCTACATCAAAAATAAAGGAATATATTCCTCCGGTTTTGTTGTATTCATACGTTTACATTTTTTGTTTATTCCACTCTTCGGCACAAGCCTTGCTTACTGCAATAAATCTAGCATTTCCTTTGTATTGCGCAAATTTGACATCATCCTTCAACTCTGCGTAACGCTTCTTTACAAACACTTGATACGCGCTTGGTTCGCGGGTTTCGCGGGTTTTCTTAGGCTTACCACCTTCAAGTGCTAGAACACGTTTTTCGAGAGCAGCAATCCGAACTTCAATAGAATCCATCGTAATTAAAGAATGTAACTAAATCTTTAAGTCTGTTGGAAATACTCAATCTCTGTACAAATTCTCGATTTAGTAAACACATCATCCTCGAAAATGTTATTCATGATGTTTTCTGTAAGAAACGAATTATATGCGGGGCCATATCTCGTTTTCATGTTACCTCGAATGAAACGTGCGAGGTCGTTTTTCTTATCAGTTGTATATATATCGTCAACAACCTTTTTGATTTCTTTCGCGCTGATCTTGTAAATTGATTTATCTTGTAAATATTGTTCATAATGCCACTTGGCAAATGTGAAGGATAGATCTTGAATTTGTTTGATGTACTCGCTCTTCATCTTGTTCATATATACGGTATTTTTATAAACCATTTACCGCGCATATACTTAAAAAATCATATATACAATGTATTAACGATGTTCATTATCCTTCGGTTTTTATTACTTCTATTATGGACACCTCTACTGTACATAGATTCATATATAACATACGAAGTATTTTTTACGATACTTCGTCTCAACGGACCATTCTTCATAAAACTTACACAACTGTATGCTTCTATCAACGAAAATAAACGATTAGAAGAAAGGGTATTTGATAACATTCATGAACATTCATACGAGAAAACAAAAGAAGTGTATAAACTCTCTTTTGGTAGAAACATAGACGAACGGTATATCATGGATTCTCATCTACCTATTGCATCTGGTAGTATCGGTCAAGTATACAAGGCATATGACAATATTACAGAACAATACGTTGCGATCAAGGTTAGACACCCAGGTATATTTCAATTTTCTATGAAACAAATAACATGTTTCAAACGATTTCTCACGTGGTTATCAAAAACGCTTTCAATTGTAGATGTAGACGCATTCATATTATCATATTCTAATCAAATAGATATGAGAATAGAAGCAAATAATATGATGCGATTCAATAGTATCTTTAAGGATACACCATTTGTGACATTCCCAATACCAGTTGAATATTCAGAAGAGGTGATCGTCATGACTTATCTCGAAGGTCTTCAAAAAAATGAAGTGATGGAAAATCCATATTTGTATAATAAAGTTGCTTTATTCCTATTTACAATAGTTCGAAGTATGTCAATAGAACACGGATTTCTTCACTGTGATTTACATCATGGCAATTGGGCATACGACCCTAAAACCCAAGGCATAATAATCTACGATACTGGTTGTGCGGTGGAATTGGATAATGAACTCGTCCGAAAAGTATGTACGCATGTATATACACAAGAAATCAAAGAAGGATTGCGATTATTTATGAAGCGCATGTTGGTATATGAAATTCCTGATCGTATGATACAAGATTTCATAGAAAATAATAACAATTTTATACTAGATTTGGAAAAAGATTGTAGCGCACACAATGTTCTGAATACATTCAAGAGTTGTGCAAAAATATTAAAGACACCGATAAAAAATGAAATGTTATTTCTATTCTTGTCGAGTATAGTCATAGAAAACATATTACGTGAGAATTCTTTAATGGGTGTATCAAAAAATGAAAGTATTGATGTGATGAAAAGTGAATTAAGTTTATTGAATCAATATAGAATTTTCCCAAAATACAAGAATTTTCTGAAAGATTGTCTATCAGAAAGTAAAACTATTAAAACATATGACACTGATATGGTAGCTGCATTTTACAATTTAAAAGAATGTGAGTCTTAAAGAAATATGCCGATCATATCAGACTCGCGTACAACGTTAGAAGCAAAGCATAAATCAGTCGTTAAAAATATTATGACGCTTGACAACATACAAGAAAAAATGAAAAAGAAAGATGCGTTGAAAAAGCGACTACAAGAAGCTATATCTTGGAATGAAAAATGTGATGTAGATGCGCAAATAGAAACCATCGAACGAGAAATTTCATATGAACATAATAACATTGACTATATGCTTTCGGTTGCTCCAATCATTCAACGATATACATCAGAATCAAATACGTCTAATAACGATGGACATTCTGTTATGAATGGATCAATTGTTCACACAAAAGGTAATAATGATAGAGGAAAAATGTACGATGAATACTTATGTATTACAGAAAATGCACCAACACAATCAGAATCACATTGTACGTATACATGCAAGAGGTGCGTCGAACCAAGAATTATGTCATTGGCTGAAGCGACTATGATATGCCCAAGTTGTGGTGATGCAGAAATAAATTTCGAAATGGGCGCACATAACATGAGTTACGACCAAGAAGTTAATTCAGATGTCAACATTTGTTTTGCATATAAAAGAATCAACCATTTCAACGAATGGATGGCTCAATTCCAAGCAAAAGAATCGACATACATCCCATCGGATATTCTCGATGCATTGCGTTTAGAATTGAAGAAGGTTCGAATTGCTGACATGACACAAATAACACAAAAGAAGGTAAAAGACCTTCTAAAAAAGTTAAAATACAACAAGTTTTACGAACACGTTCCTCAAATTACAAACATGTTAAGTGGAATATCTCCTCCTACTATGACTCCGCATTTAGAAGAAAAACTTCGTAATATGTTTAGAGACATTCAGGAACCATTCGAAAAACATAAACCAAAAGGTAGGTCAAACTTTTTATCATATGGATATTGTCTATACAAGTTCTGTGAATTGTTGGGTCACGACGAGTTTTTAGATAGTTTCCCGTTGCTCAAAAGCAGAGAAAAATTATATCAACAAGATTGTATATTCAAAAAAATATGCACAGACCTTCAATGGGAGTTCATCCCAACGGTTTAAAGATTACAATCAGAGATATATATAATGGATACCAAGACAGACCATCTCGACGCCGACCCTATTACGATTCCTGGTCAAAACTATGCATTGATCAGTATTGTCAGTGACGAAAGCAATCAGAAGCATGATAAGTGCGGGGTGAAAATTCGTGGTGTGTTTAACACGAAGGAAGACGCACAGCACCACGCAAAGAAACTTCAGAGTCTTGATAAAACGTTTGATGTGTTCTTGGTTGAAATGTATAAGTGGCTTTTAGTACCACCTGATATCAGCAAAATTGACGAACAACATCATGCAGATGATGTTCTTAATAATATTGTTCATACACACAAGGAAGAACAAATCAAGGCTATGCAGCTTTATGAAGAACGCAAGACTGAAGTGAAGAAGGGTGACGAAGATCCAATTGATAGCGTCACAGAAAAGTAAATTTCTAATTTTTTTTGTATATTACGATTGTAATAATGAGTTTTACAATACCTACATTGCTTCAAGTAAGAGGCGTTGATGACGATAACCAAGAATGTATATGGTACGCGGAAGCGGTTGGACGTATTAAAAAACACGACGAACATTATTACGAAGGATATTACCTTGTTCCATCGAAAACGAAACCATCATATTTGGTTTACGATGAAACATATGAACATATACCAGAAGACAGTGTGATAGCTAAGCTCGGTGTAAAGAGTGAAGGATATGCGCTAGCTTGGGGAAAAATGGGTATACTCATGAATGAATCGGGACATTTCATAAAAGTGGGCGAACCCGAATTTGAATTTTCAGAAAGCGACGATGACGATGACGATGAAGATGACATAGGTTCGATTGATTCTTACAGCACAGAATCTGATGACGGCATAAGTAATATAAGTGATTTAATAGATGATTCAGAAGAAGCAATACCATCTTCAAACGACGAAGAAACGCGAACACTTAATGTTCAATTTAGGAATTGGGTACCGAAAGATGAAAAGGAGAATAGAGTGAAAAGTTTTATTGAATCTCTCGAGCATAAGACAGCTCAACAACAAGACGAACGTGCATTTTAATTCAATAATATATCGAAATTATTATAACACATCATGTCCACTGAGATAGATGCTATTAAAGATATAGGGGAGGAAGAATACATCATCATGAATTTAGATTCAAGACAGATGGATACGGATGGTACAAATTGGTTTGTGAAAAATATGAAGGGGGAGAAGGGGTTCGATGAACCAATTCCATATGTCACAAGTATAGAATTAGTTGATTCATACATCCCCAATACATTCTATAACGTAGAAGAGTACAATAATGTGTTTGTATTTGGAACACAACTAGAGCATTATGTCATTAATGATTCTGGCATGGAACC